ACAGCGCTGTAGTCTACATATATTTGTCCTGCGCCACCATCGGTCTGATTGTATATGTCGGTTGCAAACGGACCGATGAATTTTTGATTTCCGGCTTCAATATGCACATCTCTATCTGCCAATTTCAATCCGGCCCGTACGTAACCGGACAGAATCGTTACGGTTATGTCCTCTTCGCTGTCGTTGCAGACGTGGAGTATTACCCTGCCGTTATTCTCCACAGCGTGGCCTTCGGATGCCGCGGGAGAATATGCCGCTGTTAGGCCGGTGTCACTGAGTTGTTGTCTTGCTAAGCTTACACGTGCCATTTCAAATCACCTCACTGTTCGATAAATGCGATACTGACATCCTGCCAGTACCTGATACCGTTTTTCGTATGCCAGAGACCGGCATTGATGTCCCCTGCATAGCAGGTCATTGTCTTTGTCCCGCCAGCATCAGGGTATTCTAACGAAAAAAACGGCTTGTTAGCCGTTATCAAATCGAGTATCTGTTGGAGTTCGCTGTCTTTAAGCATCTTCCAAACCACGTCCACTCGCCGCTTTGTTGCGATAATCTCCATCATCATTTTACCGGATGCAGAGCGGTTTGACTTTGTGATATCAAACCGCCCTATTTTAAGCTCCGAAGGTGTTTTGACCGTTACTCCTGCTATTTTCAGCATGCTTTACACCCCCTGAACTACAAGATTCAGCCCCTGACGCTGGCCCTCTCGGATTATGGCCGGTAGCTGCATCCTTGCAAGTACGGTATTGTCTATCTTGAGGACAAGCTCCTTGTCATCCTGCCTTGCGGATGCCTGCATGATTCTCAGGGCGTTTGTAAATGCTCTGTATACTGCCTGTTCTATTGCCTCAGCAGTTATACCGCCGTCTGCTGCAGGGTTATACTTTTTAGGCACGACAGCTTCACCTTCGTGGAGATATGCAAGCATGTCCTGCGGGACGTAGTTCGTGCCGGTGGCAAGCTTTTGAATCTCTGGAATGTTGAAGCCGAATTTTGAGCCTTTTTCCACGCCCACGATCTTAGCAACCCAATCAGGAATCCCTATGCTGATTTTATTTAGTCCACGTATTAAGAAGTTAAGGCCATCAATAATCAAATTCAATGGATACTTCACGAAGCCCCAAAGCGAATCAAATACGCCTTTGAATATCTGCTTGATGCCTTCCCAGGCCTTTTCCCAATCGCCGGTGAAAATACCGGTGATAAAGTTCATCAGACCGATGAAAATGTTCTTTAGTCCCCCGATGATATCACCGATGGACTTGAACATATTGTCAAACACTGCGACAAATACGCTGCCAACGAATTCAGCCAATGGCTTGAACACATTCTGCCATAGGAACTCAAACACCTTGATCAGCGCTTCAATTATCGGCTTGAATATCTTGCTGATAAAATTCCCGAAAGGCACAAATACCTTCTCCCAGAGGAATGTCAATACCGCAGATACCGCCTCGACTGCCGGGTGGAACATTTCGGCAAGTGCATTACCCAGCGGAACAAGCACGTTCTCCCAGAAGGATTTTGCAATATCCGCGACCGTCTCGAATGCGATGGCAAGCACGTCAAATAGCACGTTCCCGATAGGTACAAGAACGGACTGCCAGAACCACACCAAGAAATCGCCTACGGGAACAAGTACGTTTTGCCAGAACCACGTTGCGGCCTTTGATACTGCGTCCCAAGCGACGGTAAACACGTTACCAAGGAATTCACCCAAGGGTTTCAGGACGTTTTCAAACAAGTATACCGCGACGTCCGCAATGGCCTGCAGGATGCTGTCGACCGTACCGCGGAATTTTTCGTTGGTGGTATAGAAATAGATGAATCCGCCGACAAGTGCACCGATAGCTATAGCAACCAACCCAATAGGAGACATAAGTCCCTCAAACAGAGCGCTGAGACCTGACAAGGCAGTTTTCACGCTACCTATTATTGATGGTATGTGGCTTATCGCCTGGTATGCAAGTATTCCGGTCAGTATTCCGGCTAGCCCGGCGATTACAATATCCTTGTTCTGTGACATCCAATCACCAAGGGTTCTAAGCGCATCACTTACTAAACTCATTGAGTCAACAAAAGTCTGACCGGTCCAACTTGCAATAGGCTGCAAAAAGCTAACCCACAACCATTCTCCCATGGTTTTAAATGCCTCCAGGATCGGATTGAGGAATGCCAATGCACCAGCAAGTAGATCGAAAAATGCGGGTACAGCCTCGGCTATAACCCATGAGCCAAACGGCACAAGAATATTATCATAAAACCATTTAAGCCCTTCGCCAATATTTTGTATTACAGGACCCGCTGCTTCTTTTAACCGGTTGAATCCTTCTATAGCAGGGTCGAATAGAATAGCAAGCTTTTCAAGAGTTTTCTGCATCTTTGTAAATGCTTCCGGTTCTCCTGCGTCCTCCATCTCAGGCGAAGCCATGGCACCTGTTTCCGGCATTGCAAACATATCCCCTGCAGCAGTATCACTCATATCTTCCTGGAGTTGATGCACCTCGTCAAAGGTTTGCAGGTTTTTCTTTGCCTTTTTCGCAGCTTCTTCTGTTGCGTCTCCAACATCAACCATGGCTGAAGCCTGCTCCTGCGTGCTCTGAACAAGCCCATCTGTATCCTGCTTCGCCTTTTTGCCCATTACAGCATTAAGCATACTATAAAACTGCGACAGGAAGTCACGGACCTTGATGAGCATGGCGTTCAGTCCGCTGAACAGGTTTTGTGTCAGAGTACCAACGGTCATTCTCCATATGTCCTTTATGGATGACGTAACCCCCTGCCAGGTGTTTTCCATAGATGCCATCATGCCGCCGAAGCGTTTTGTCATGCCCGCTGTTAGCATCTCAACGGCCTTGTATCCGGGTATTAGTCCTTTAGATACCATATCCTGGAGTTCGGGCACTGTTTTCCCCATCGCCTCCGCCAAGATATGCCATGCAGGAACACCGGCTTCTGTGAGCTGTCTCATTTCCTCCCCGGACAACTTGCCCTTTGCCCGGATTTGACCCAATGCAAGGGTTATCCTGTCAATTCCAACAGAGCCAGAACCAAGCGCCGCCGATGCATCGCCAACAGCCCTCAACGTAGGCAAAACTTCTTCTGCTGCAAAACCGTAAGCAAGCATGCGCTTTGCAGCTTCAAGCAGTTCCGGGTATTCAAAAGGCGTCTTTACCGCGAAGTCGGCCATGTCATCCAAAAACTTCTGCGCTTTTTCTGCGCTGCCAAGCATGGTTGCGAAACCAATCTGTGCAGTTTGGAGCATGGAATTGAAACTAATTGCCGTTCCTACTGTGGACTTAAAGCCCTTTTTCAAGGCTTCAAACATGCCCATGCCCATGGTCACAGAAAAAGCGTTTTTGAAAATTGTGCCTATCTTGGAACCGGCCTTGTCTGCTTGCGCTTCGGCTCTGCGCAGCCCCTTCTCCAGCTCTTTCGAGTCAAGCCCTAGACTCGCTATTACCTGGGCGACCTTCATCCCTTCTCACCTGCCTTTACCACGGGCCTGCAAGACCCTTCGCCTGGGCTTCGGCCACGTGTTTGTCGTATGCGTTCTCGTCTTTCGTCCCACGCAGTAGTTGCTTTAAGACCTGCCTGAAGTCCTTACTTATGAAGTCATCCGGCTCTACCGTCTTTCTCCTGCCGCGCTTCCCGCTGAAAGTCCTAGCCAGCACGTCGGTGCAGTTTGCAATAACCGCCGCCAGGAATGCCCATTTGTTTCTTTGCTCAGTGTATTCATCCAGCAACTTCTGCCTCTGGAGCTCCTGAATGATTGCCTGCAATTCACTCGGATACAGCTGGCGCATCTCGTCCAGCGTCCAGCCAAATTCTCTCCCAAGCAGCACAACTACTTCCGCTGTGAGCCAGTCTGAGCCAAAAGGATCAGTTTCGGGATCATCTGCTTCAGTGCGAAAAAATTGACTTCGACGAACGCCCCGATCAACGCCTCGATTTCTGACATGTAGGCGTTTTTCACGTCATCTTCTGTTATCTCCGGAAATACAATTGGTATCTTCTTATAAAGCAGATCCCAGTCGATTTCCAGGTCGTTTAGGGCTTTGTCAAGGTTCTTCAGCTTGCCCTTTGTACTGGGGAACAACTCCCGAGTCAATATCTCAAGTTCACCGATGCGCTTTTCCTGGACATTTATATCCTTGTCTGCAAATTTCACTATTTTATTTCTCATGCTATCAATCCTCCCAAAAGTAATTACTTTTGTAATTACATCCTGATATACAGCGGTCCCGTGCCTGTGAAGTCAATTGACTCCTGCACCAAACCATCAACCGGATTCTCTATACCGTCACCGTTTATAATAGCAAATCCTTCTAAGCAGCTCTGGGACGGGCCAGCATCAATAAACAGCTTCACGACCACGGTTTTGCCCAGCGAATCAAAAAACTGCGTATCGCCCCAGTATGCCTCTGCACTGCCTGACCAACCCTTGAGTGTCCGGGCAAATTCTTTCCACCCCTGACTTGCAAATGTGGTTGCGTCTGCATCGTCTGCATCTCCGTCTACAGACCAGTTGAAAAAGCCGCCTGCCTGAGCGAGCGTCAAGGCTTGGCCGGACACGGTGACCGTATCTCCGGCGTCCAGAGCACTATTGAATACTATATATCCCCCGGCATGTTCCAGGGTGAAGCCGGTCGATACTGGAGAGTCGTTCACCTCTACCAACACAGGATAAGTCGGGTCCCAATACATTAGTTCCGGATCATCAATCTGGTACCGTTTTCGCTGTGCATCAACAGCACTACAAGTTTCATCGTTAAAAGACACCGGAGCGGTGTTAACATCAGAAACGTACACCGCCCCAATCATTCCAGTTATAGCCATATTAATTCACGCTCCTTAAGTCGGCAGCGTCAATGCGCCTGTTCCTGTTATGTCGCAGGAGAACGATGCTTTATCGTCCACCGGCACCTCAATTGAGGGTTTTACAAATGCTTCGCCCTGGAATGACACGCCCGAGGAAACCTCAAAGGTAAAGGTCAACTTTTCGCCACTCAGCCATGCATTGAGAATTGCCTTCTGGCCGTTCGTGTCGGTAGATTTAAAGTTGCCCTCTATGCTACCCGACCATTCCTTTAGCCCAGCAAGATATTCCTTCCAGCCGTTTGAATCAAAGCTGGTGATGTCAATATCATCTGCGCCCAAATCCAGAGACCAGTTAGCGATTTCCGCTATTTTATTCGTACCGAGCTTTACAGCTCCACCTTTTCCTGCTAATGCCACGTTAATCACGCTCCTTTATGATTTCAAAATTCACAAATAGTTCTACTCTGTTGTTTGCATCACGCTTTAACACTTCCGGACTTCCCCGGGCCTTGATGAGCAAGTACCGAGTACCGGATAGCGTTTGTTCATGCAACCCATGGAGTTTCTTTGCCACTTCCCCAATCTTTGTCCTTGCAGCTGCATAGCTTTTGTTGCGTACCCGCACCTGCAAGCCCGGATACTCGCCATTCCAATGCAAATCCGGAGGTGAACCGGCGTACTCAAACAGTGCTATGCAGTTGTCTGGTTGGTCGGGCATCAGGCCGAGAAACATATCAGTTCCCGGAGTGCCAACACCTTGATTTTTCAAATATGTGCTTATATCGCTCAGCATCCGGCATCACCTCACTTTGCATCCCGAAGGGCTTTTTTAATCCTCAGTTCAGCCATTCTTATAACCTTTTGTTTCAGCAGGTTAAACGGGTCTTCAAGGTACTTTGCCTTGCCGCCACGAGGATGCTCATAGCCTAGTTCTTCATGCTGGCGCCGGGCGTATGGAGTGTTAAAACTGATGTAGACGGCTTTTTCTTTGCCAACCGGGTTCGGAAATGCATCTTTGTGCTCCATGCCACCCCCGCCCTTCTCGGGGGGCAGAGATTCTTCATATATTTGTGTAGGATTTTTAGGCAAAGAACCAACAGTCACCGTTCCACTCCTGCGTAGTGTTCCTGTATCTACAGGTGCCTCGTCTATTGACTCTGTGAGTATAGCCTCTGCTCCGGTTCTCAGCGCTTTCAGCCCAGCTTCCTCTGCTAGCTTTACGGCTTCTTTAGTACGCCATTTATTACGTTTAGCCATTATACTGCAACCTCTCTGTGGCTTTCTGCTCCATTCAGTCCGGGTGTAGTTGATACAACAATAACCGGCCACTCCCTGCCGGCATACTCCAGCTTATCTCCTGGTTTCACAGGATCAGTACAAAACACCCTTGCTTCAGAAACAACTTCCCGGCCTTCGTTGTCCCTTACCAGCCTCCGTT